GGTATTTGTTTAACTGTTCCATCAAATGCAAAGAAACCTCCTCCATATCCCATCCAAAATACCGCACCTTGTGCATAGATCATTGCATGTTGACCAATACATCCACAGTTCGTTCCCACCTGTCTAACAGAGAATGTAAATGGAGGTCCAACAAATTGAATCGTATATGCTGCTTGATCTGTTAAAACTAAAATATAATCTTTACCTTGTAATGCTCCTATAATCTCGTTGCCCGTATCTAGTCTAAATGTACCAGCAGTATTCGTTACAGTTGGATTCCAAGTATTAATATCTTCTTGATTTGAGAATCTTATAAACATTGGATCTTGAGTTGATGGATCTCCAATTGTAGTTTCAGTTCCAAATAAAAATAAATGTCTATCTCTATCTGATACAACAGAACAAACGGATGCCGTTGGAGCATTTGCAACAACCGTAGCTCTTACAGAAAGTCTTCCTCCAACAGACGGATCCCAAGTAAATGTTTTTCCGTTCTTGATTGTAGCGACTAGAACCTGTCCATAATTGTCTAGCGACCAGGAGCCAGGAGCTAATATAACATTTGTTGTAGGTCTTTCAGTTCCCCACGTAGATAATCCCCAAGTTGCTGTTCCCCATCCATAAGCTGCACTTTGTGCAACTGGACCAATTGTTTCATATGCTTGAAAAGATAAACTTCCACCTGTTGTAACACCAGTTCCAGTCTCTGTAGTTGGCATTGTAAGAGTAAATGTAGAAGAAGTTGGCACCGATATAACTTCAAATGTATTTGTTGTAAAACTTGCTGACGTATAACTTGTTGTAGGTGATCCTGGAGTTGTTGCTGCAGAAAATATTAAATAATCTCCAGTAGATAATCCATGAGCTGCTTTTGTAATAGTAACTGTTGCTGATCCAGTTGTAGATGTATAAGTACATCCAGTTACAGCGGTTTGAACTGGTGTAATATCAAAAACATCTTGTTCGTAATAAATCGCAAGTATTTTAGATGTTCCTAAAGCTGCATATTTTTTACCATCCAATGCAGTCCAAGTATGTTGATCTCTAACAGGACCAGCTAAAGTATCAGAAACTAATTGCTGCCAACCACCTATTTTTTGTGGTTCTCCATATCTAAATCTAATATTATCACCTTCAATCCATTGCCCTTCGGCTCCGGTTGCAGTTTGTTGTTTATTAAATCCTGGCTTAAATTGTATCTTCTGTAAAGGCATAACTTGTTAATATACACAAATATAGCCTAAATGCTATATTTAAAGCTTTTGTTTTAAACTTTGTCTAATTTTAGTAGCGGATATATCTTGTATTTCTTTTGACAATACAATTTCTTCTATTTTATACCCAACATCTCTACCATAACATATGTTAGTTATATTTGGAACTTTAATAACTTCAAATTTACCTACATAATCTTTAAGTTTATCTTCAATACGTTTTTTAATATCCTCAAATTGAAAAGGGTTATTTTCTTCTATAGGCATAGATCTGACCATTATAACAACTTGACCAGTCTTCTTTAATATCTCTTTAAATAAAGCTAAATGTCCATCATGGAATGGTTGCCATCTTCCTAACATTTGCGCTGTTGGTTTAGAGTAGTCTATCATGTATCTCCTTTATTATGTTGTTGTAATTAAAATCAGTTATTTCAAAATTTACTTTTTTAGGTTTTTCAAATATTTTATTTGTATCTTCAAATCTTCCTTTATCAATTGTATTCATCCAAATCTTCATGTCATAAAAAGATCTGTAAGACTCAAATGGACATACAAAATCTACAACTACATTATTAACTGCAAGATCACACATAGTCATCATTCTATTTGCCTGTCGCTTCCTACCCGTTTCTGTAAAATCCCAATCTTCAAATAGTTTTCTAATATCATCGGCATTAAAGTGAGGTATTTTTTTATTCTCAACTAATTTTTTAGCGAATGTAGTTTTACCAGATCCCGGTAATCCAAATATTAATATTTTCATATATCTAAATCAGAATATTCTTTAATAATATTAGAGGGTAAATAGTCTTCTATTTTATATTTATTTAATTTTATTTTATCTGTTCTTATATCGTGTAATTTAACTTTATAAATACTATCATTATAACTTATGTTGTTTACAGAAAATTTTTTAAAATTATTAAACTTTAAATTTTTAAAATTAATATTTAAATAATTGAATATTTTTTTAATGTTTTTGTTTGGATTTTTTATAAAATCTTTATAATGTATAAGGATATAATCTTCTTTTTCTTTTATAATATTTTTTATACTCCATAAATTTTTTCCGATCATTCCATCATCTTTCATTAATTGATGACATCTCTTTTCAACATTAATTGGTTTTTCTATTTTTATAAATGATGCAAGGCATTCTAAAACAGGTCTATAAAGAACAATAAATTTTGGTTTTTTAATAATTTTTTTTAATAATTTTAAATTAATTGGGGTTCCCCATGGACCTCTATCAATAATATTATCAACATTCCAATCTTGATAATAATTATTAAAAATATTTTTTAATATATTATTTAATGATTCTTCATCAGGAAAATTATTATATATTTCGTAATTTTTAAGTAATTCTATTTGATAAATTACATCTGTTAAAATTGTATTCGCAGTTACTTTTACATTTTTAGATTGATTTAATAATGACCCTAGAAGAGTATTACCTGCTCTAGGTAATCCACATAAAAAATAAACAATAATTTCTTTATCTTTCATTTTTTAAATAATATTTGAATCTCTTAATTTTTCTAAATGGTTTATATCTTTTTTATTCGTTTTAGATATTTCAAAATCAACTTTTTCATCTTTAACAAGAATATATTGACATAAAGGAGTCCCTTTTTTTACTACTTCTTTACTATTTAATTTATGCCAATATAATTGAACATTACAAAAAATAGTTCCTTTTAAAAACCCAGTTGCTGCTGTAAATCTAACATCATCATTATAAGGAATAGGCATTGATAATAAAGAGTAGCCTTCTGGAATATAAACTACCCAAGGACTATTTATTTTTATTACTGTATACAATGTGTTTTCTAGAAAAGGTTTAAATTTTTGTAATTGTTCTTTTGGATGACTACTAATGTAGTTACCTAATAATTCACCATTTTTTAATTTTTTTTGATCAATACTTGAACTCCATTTAAAATTTTCTAAATCTCCATTTGTTTCTATTAAAAAATCTTGATAGGCGTATTGAATCCACCCTCTATTTAAAATACTAATTATTCCTGGGCAACGTCCTGTATGAAAATTTGAAGGTTCTTTTTTTAAATCATTTAAAATTTTTTTAAACCATTCAAAATCATTAGGATTACATTTTTTTATTGGGGTATCTTTTAATATCTCTGGGATAAGAGATTTAAATTTTATCATCTAAATTTTGGGCCTTTTATAAACATTGTAAAAGTTTTTCTTTCTCCTTTTGTGACTGGAGTTACACAATGATTAATTTGTGATTTAAACATTATTATATTTCCTGGATTTTTCAAATATGGAACTACAAATTCATTTGTTTTAAATAGTTTAAAATCTCCTCCTTCAAATGAATTTAAAGATAAATTAATTAAAACAGTTAATTTAATGTCGTATAAATCTGATTTATCCATATCCACATGCCAATCATATTTTGATTTATTTTTAAAAGAATAGGTATTTAATAAACAATGATCTAAATCAGAAACATCATAAACATCATAACCAAAATTTTGTCTTGCAGATAATATTGCAGCAGTGTGAACACCTTCTAATAAATGTTTTATTTTTTTCCATAAAATACATTTGACTAAAGAATTTTTCTTTGAATTATTTTTAAGATCTACCGCAGCACTTTCTTTCCCTTCAAAACCATCAAAATTTTTTTCAATGAATTTATTTATTTCTATTATTTGTTTTTTATTAAAAACATTTTCCCAAAACCAAAAATCGTAAGTGTTACTCATTAAAATGGTCTCCTCATTTCAGTTAGTGGATATTTAATATATTCGGTACTTAATTCATAAAAAAATGTTATTAATGTAAGTCTATCTTCACTGTTTTCACTATCTTTATATTTATCCCCAGCATGATGTTGATTCGAATCAAACAAAACTAGTCTATTAAATTTTGAATCCACAGTTAAATTTTTTTCAAATAAACTATTATTTTGTTTTAAATGTTTTAATTCATTTTTAAAGTTTAAACTTTTATAAGCTTCATCCCTTTTTTTACAATTTTCATTATTTATTGATTCATTAAAAAATTCTTTTTTATCGTATAAAGATGTTCCACAGTTTTTGTGTTTACTTAAATATATTATAGCTGTAAATTCAACTGGGGCATCTGAATGCACCCAACCTTCATTTTTAAATATGTTGCCATCAACTTTTTGAAAAAATTGAGTGCATTTCCAATCCATTTTTTTATGATTCATAGGGTAAATTAATCTTACAATTCTATAATTTACATAATTAAAAAATTTATCATCAACAATTGCCATTGATTCTGATCTTACTCCAGGCCATTTACCTTCAGAATCAGGTTTAAATTTTAATGTTTTTGAATATTCAACTATTTTTTCTGGTTCATCAAAAAAATTATCAACTATTATTGTTGGCCAAATCATTTTTTTGCAAACCAAGCAGGAAGTCCTAAATGTGGACGCCTATCATAAATATTTTCTTCAGACCCTTTAGTTTCTACATTATTGTAATGTAAAAATACTTGACCACAATCATCAAAAGATAATTTATCTCTCCAATGTTCTAATTCATTTCCACGGTAAACTAACATGTCACCTGGCTCTAACATTACTTTAACACCTTTTGCTTTTGAGGGTTTATAATTTCCTGTTTTTTCATCTACACTACCTTGTGATGCATCCGGTTCTAAATAAATTGGCCAACATCCACCACCTAAATGCATAGTTGTAGATATTTCACATGAGAATCTATCTTTATGACGATGTAGTATATCTCCTTTTTTATAAATTCTAGCGTATGAATAATTTGTATTTAATTTTAATCCTGTTTCTTTTTCCATGATTGGAAGAAGTTTTACAAGTAAAGTTTCCATTACAATATCAGAATAATGTGAATACGTATTAGGTACTTGTTGATCACTCCATATACCAAAATACTCCGTAAATGGGCTTATGTAACGTGTATCAAACATTGTCTTTGCTACTTGTCTCTTCATCATGAAATAATCGTAACAAAATTTAGCAAGATCTTCTGATATTGCTTCTTTAATAATTACATATTTATTTTTTTTAAAACTCATATTTTATTTAAATGGATATCCAAGACTCCAAATTACTAATGAATATCTCACTCCTTTCGTAACAGGTCTTACTTTGTGCCATACAAATGAAGGAAACACAACTATAGAACCTCTAGGTAAAATTTCTTCACATTTTTTAATTGAGGGTGTGTCTTTTCCTGTATTTCTAAAATCAAATTCTAACTCGCCTCCTTTATAATCTTTTGGATCAGATAAAGAAACTGTTACAGATAATTTTCTAATTTTACCATGAAAATTTTTATCATCTATCCTTTCATAAGGAGAATCAAAACAATCACTGTGCCAATCATAAAATTGATCTTTACTATATTTAGTAAATTGACACGCTTCAGAATAATCCCAATCGAAATTCCATCCTGCTAATTTATTTGCTTGATGAATATAAGGATGTATTTCTTTATAAATCCAAGAATCGTTTAACCATGCGATATTTGAATTTCTCCATTTTTTTAAATCATTAACTTCTTTTTTAGATATTTTTTTAATATCTTTATTACCTATTAAAGCAATTTGCTCTTGTTCCTTTTTGCCACGTTTAATTATTTCGTCACAAAATCTAGGAGTAAGTACACTTTTAAAATAATAATAGTAGTTCTGTAGATTCATTCTACAGTGTTTATATCAAATTTTTAAATAATAGTAAAGTCTAGTTACCCGTTGCTATCCAAGATGAAGATGATGGTATCCATATAAATTCGTTTAATTCAGCGTCTTTTCCAATCCATCTTTGATTAGGTTCGTCCCAATCAATTGAATAAGGCATATTATTTCCATATGTTATAATACTTGGATGTGGTATAGGGCATTGCCAATCATTATTTGAATCTAATATCCAAGATGGATAAGGTTGAACTTTTATAAAAATATCTTTTATTGGATCATAAGTATCTCCTTCTCCAGCGTATTGTTTTCTAAAATTATTATTATAAGAAGTTTGTACCCATTTTATCCCATTAGAAGATAAAGGTGCTATTGTTTCAAAATGTTTTGCAGCTTGTTCGGATAATTCTCCTCCATTATTAGCAATATCTTGATTACAAGCAACTAATATTCTTCTAACTTTATTATTTGAATCTATTTCAGCAAAATGAGCCATATTACGTTATTGTTAATTGTCCAGAAACTGTAAATGTTGCAACTACTTCTCCAGTAGGAGTAGTCGTTTTTGTGTTTGTTCCTGGAGCAACAGAAATTCTTGGTGCAGCAGCTTTTGGAGCTCTTACAACAATTATACCAGAACCACCTTGTCCACCACCACCTGGTTCTGTTTGTCCAGGTCCTGATCCACCTCCTCCACCACCAGTGTTTGACTGTCCGTTTTGAGCTACTCCTGCTGGGCTTCCTCCAGTTCCTCCTCCACCTTGTCCGCCAGCACCTCCTTGTCCAGATCCATAACTTCCACCTCCACCACCACCTGAATAAAATACTGAAGATGCAGTTATTGAATTAGGTGCTCCAGCTCCTCCAGGTCCTGCAATTAAAGAAGCAGGAGTAAAAGGACTTGGAGCTCCATTAGTTCCAACTGCAGTAGCACCTCCACCACCTGCTCCTGCATTAGACCAACCATTTTGACCACCCGCATTTCCTTGTGGTGGACTTGATGGAGGAGTATTACCTGCTCCACCTTGAGTTGTTCCTTGATTATCGTTACTACCTGCTCCTCCTCCTGAGCCTCCTGCAATTCCTCCTACGTTTGGATATCTACCACCTCCTCCACCTCCATTTGAAGTTTTGGTCCATGGAGCTCCTGGAGCTAATGTACTTGCTTGACCAGTTTGACCTTGTGCTCCTTGTGGTGCACCACTTCCACCACCACCTACTGTAATCCCATAAGTTCCTGGAGTAACACCTGTAACTGTTGAAGCATTTAATGGAGCGGGTCCATATGTAGTTGCTCTGTAACCACCAGCACCTCCTCCTGCTCCTGGTCCTGCACCACCATTACCTCCGCCACCGCCTCCTCCACCTGCTACAACTAAATAGTCAAGAGATCCGTCCCATCCAGCTGCGCCGGCTGTAAAACCAAATCCTTTTGCAGAAGCTGCTCCACGTGTTGAGTTTAAAGGCATTCTTTCTTATCCTCCTACTTAAATTGTGTTTGTGCTGCTAAAACTGTGTATGTTGATGCTGCTGTTTTAATTGCTGTGTATGTGTATACATCTGTAGAAGAAGCATTTCCTGCTGTTGGAGCAGTTCCACCTTGCCAAATCGCTGTAACAGTTGTTCCATCAACTTGAATTACGTTGTTATAAAATGTTGTATTATTTTGTTTAGTAAGTAAAGCAACTGTAACTGATTCACCAGTATTTAATACTGCATTTAATGCAGTTGAAGAGTTTCCTCTTAAGTTAACTGTAAAGTTAGAACCTAGAGCAACGTTTTGAAAATATACAGCTTGTGTTAATACATCATATGTAAATGTAGTTATATATGTAGTCGATATAGTAGCATTTTCAAATACACCAAATATTTTAGATTCACCATTTAATGTAATTCTTCCAAGATCACCTTTTGGTGTTAATGTTAATCCAACGTTTGTATCTCCACCCGTTGCAGAAATAACTGGACTTGATCCGGCTGCAGCGTTAGCTATTGTAATTTCGTTTGTAGCTGATGCAGTTGTTGAAAATTTAATTTGTTCATTAGCATTCTCATCTATAATTCCATATGTACTTGCAACTATAATATTTTTTGAATTTGTACTTAAGTTCGCTGCTAGTGTTGGAGCAAAATCATTAGATAATTTTCCAATGTTAGAATCTACAACATCAGTTCCATTTAAATATAGAATTTTTGTTCCTTTATCTGTTGCAGAGAAAGTAACTCCTGTTTGACCTTGAACTAATATTGTAACAGTAAAAGCACCTGATGTGCTATTTCTAATCACGTAAACTTTATTTTTAACACCTGATGCAGTAGTTATAGTTACAGTTCTATTTCCTGTAATTGTTCCTGTTAATTCTATAACAGCATTTTTACCATTTGATTGTAATCCATTTGTAAAAGTTAAATCTGTATTTCCAGCTCCACCTGCAATAGAAATACCAGAATAACCAGCAATAGATTGCTGAAGAATAACTAAATTTGTATTTGTAATATCACCCCATGTACCAGCATTTTCGCCAGTTACTTGTAGCTCTAGTTTGAGGTCTGTAGAATAACTTGATGCCATATTAATTCCTTATTTTATTATATTATTTAATTTATGCGGCTGTGTCAATCTCTGTCCAAGTTGCATCAGTTCCGGTACTAATTTCAGTCCAGATTTGATTATTTATACTATTTAACGCTATAGTCAATCCATTTCCTGTAA